CTCGGTGACTGCGTTGCAGGAAACGTGATACCACTGCCTGATGTTGATGGCGTTGCGCTACCGACGCCTATTGTCGTGCTAAATATAGGTCGTGCTGTAAACGTCTGCTGTGTTCCCAGTACTGCGATTGTGTCCGTCGCATTTGGTAGCGTAATGGTCGTGGCACCAGTTGTCACCAGTTTGGTTAGATTTCCACCGTCATCCAACCATGACAGATCACCATTGGTGTCCGCAAACAGCGTCATTTGTCCTGATGCTGGTGTTGTTGGCGCGGCACTCTCACGGAAAATGATTCGACTCATACACTCCTCCTATCCCAACATCAGGACGGCACCCGCCTGAAGATCAATAGTCCCTGTTGTCCCAAGATCAATCGTGTCAACCACGTAGACATTGTTCGGCGGCACAATGTACGTGCAGGTGACCTGGTTGAGCGGCTGCCGTGGACGCTCTCGCGATTCGAGTGCCGCGATACGCTGACGTAGTACCGTCAGTTCCTGCGCCATGCGTTCCAGATAGACATCCTGCGTCATAGTTGCCGTATTCCGATCGTGATACGCTCGCCAGCTGGCAACCCTACATCCACCTCGACCGTCACGGACGTGACCTGCACATCAATCGTTCCCATGCGCGGATGCACCGCGGTCAACAGATCACCCAGATCGAGATTAACGCCGTACCTCACACTCTGGGTTGGCGTCACCTGAAACTGGAGCGTTGGCCGTGCCTGTACATCCTCCAGGTATTTGTCGCCGCGTTCGTCGAGCGCATCGTTCTGGCCAATCGAGCACGGCACGTCGGTTGCCTCGACCACGGTCTCAATATTATTGGTGGTGACGTTGTAATTGGGCCCGTTCACCAGGCGCACCGCTCGCGCCGTCTCCTCGCCCTGTCCCAGTACCACCGCCGTGGTCGCCTCACGACTGCGGATAATCTCATACAGCACGTTCGTCATCGTGCCATACGCACGACTGACCGTGTATTGGTTGCGTCGATCCGTTCCACGTTGCGCGTAGGTACGGAACTCGTAGGTTGCCGCACCGGTGCGTACGAGATCGAAATCAAGGCCGGCCACCAATTGCGTCTGCTGTAGGATTGCTAGCAGATTCTGCCACGCCACGCCACGCACCGTGAGCACATTCCCTGCTGCCGTGTCTGTCGCAATACTAATGCCCTGGCTCGCAGCGTTGCGTAATCGGCCATTGGTCGTGGTTGCGTTCGCGCTGACTGCGTTAAAATTGACCAGCGTCTTGAGGATGGTTTCCGCTGCCACACTACTAAACACCGTGCGGTTCGAGACGTTCGCATACCACATCACATGGTACCAGTTGAGCAGCGCCATGACACCAGGCCCGCTCAACACCACGCGCTCCTGACCGAGTTCATCATCCTGGTAGCGTTCGTCGCGAAACAGTCCGTCAAAATCCAATCGCCACGCCTGTCCGACGGGACGACGGTAGATCAGCACCTGATCCTTATCAGCAAACGTACTCAGTGCGCCGAGCGTTCCCGTGGTCGAGATCTGAAACTGACCTGGTGCATTGAGTTCGCGCCGGTAGACTAGGCGCGTGATGCCCGTCGTTGCGTTGGGCCCTCCTGCCAATGGCAACACGGCACGCCGCACACCGGCACTGCTGCGCCACTCCACGTAGTATTCCGCAATCGATGCACTCATACTGGCCCAATCGCCAACCACGCCACATCCACCGGCGTGCTACTCGCTGCTATATCGAACCCGCTCGCCGTGATGTTGCTCACACTCCCAACCTCGCACAGAATGATTGGTGTGTTAGCAAACGCGGTGGGAAATGTCACGCTCACTGCGCTTGATGTCGGGATATTGATACGGCCAAACTGCCATCGGCTATTGCTCGGTGTGTAGTTGCTCGTTCCCGTCGATGCCCACGCCGTTGCACTTCCACCCTGGCGACGAACACCGAGGTTGTCCGTGGCCGCACCAGCAGCCAGTTTTGCCGCTGTCACGTTGGCGTTCAAGATCTTCGCCGTCGTTACCGCATTGGATGCGATCTTCGTGTCCGTCACCGCACCAGAAGCAATCTTGGTGTCCGTCACCGCACCAGAGGCTATTTTGACCGTGGTTACGGCATTCGCAGCGATCTTTACTGCCGTTACTGCGTCGGTTGCGAGTTTGGCTTCCGTTACTGAGCCATCAGCCAACATGCCAGAGCCAACAGCCGTTGCAAATTGGCAGAACGTGCGCTGGTCGGTCAGCGTTATCACGCCGCCCGTTGTAATCGATACCTGTGCTAGTAGAATCTCCCACGTACCACTGGGTGATGCGTCCCATGTCGTCGTGTTCTGGGTGAGCGACGGAGCAGCGCCACCCTCCGTACCTGCCAATCGCGTAATGCGTACCGTGTTTGCGCTGTGACTGGCACGAAGCACGATCCGATCGATGCGTGTAGCCGTGGTTGGCGTGGGAATACTCACCGTTACGGCTGCATCGTTGATGTAGGCAAACCCTGCAACCAGAGCAGCACCCGTGGCAACAATCACCGCACCCACCGACGTGGTAACGGCCAACGATCCCCACGCATTGAGAAACACGCCCTGACTGGTGTTTGGTGTGACTGTTGCACCAGAGACCGGCGTAAACACACTAGCGAAAAATTGCCGTGTCTGCACGGACGTGATCGTATTTGTTCCGTCGCCACTCGTGCCGGTGTTCCAGAAAAATGATAGTTCTGCCACGACTATACCTCACCAATTGCTATCCACGACAATTCTGGAGCCAGGCTTAGGGTTGCGTTGGTGCTCAAATCGACTACGCCAGACGTGCCAATGTCCACACTATCGTACATCACGATGATATTACTGGCAAACGTGGTGGTACCCGTCACACTCAGACTGTTTGCCGTCAGCGCCACGCTGCTACTGCCAAGGGATGCGTAACTCATCGCGATCAGTTCGCGGTTCTGTGGCATAAACCACGGCGTGTTGCTAAATGCGACAGGCCAGGTGAGCGTTGCCGTTCCGTTCCAAGCAAACCGTCCAATCTGCATTCTCGGGTTGGTTGGCGTGTAACTCGTCGTACCCGCCGTTGACCAGTTGGAGGCGTTTCCACCTTGGCGTTGGAATGAGAGATTGCTCGCAATTGCGTTTGCTGCGAGTTTCGCCGCCGTCACGTTGGCATCAAGGATCTTCGCCGTGGTTACCGCGTCAGACGCTAATCCCGTAGCCGTGACGGCACTGGTTGCGAGTATCGCGTTCGTTACGGCACTGCTGTCTAGTTCTGCGGTGTCAACCGCATTGGCTGCTAGTTTGCTGGTTGTAACTGCGCTCGGTGCAATCGCATCAGCATCAATACTGAGATCCTGAATCTGTGACGTGCCGTACTGATCAAGTGACGCCTCGGGTCGCGTTGCGAACATCGCAAACGATCGCTGATCCGTTACCGTAATCGTTCCACCCGTCGTGATCGACAATTGTGCTAGCGGGATGTCCCACGTCTCGTTGACAATTCGTATAGGTGATGGCGCGCCTCCACCCTCCGTGCCCGTGATCGTGGTAATTCGAACGGTGCGATTAAGATAGTTCGCACGTAGCACGACCACGTCATTACGTGTGGCTGATGTTGGCGTCGCAATCGTCACACTGGTTGCTGCGTCAGAGACATACCAGAAACCGGCAACCATTGCGCCGCCCGCTGCAACTGAAATCGGCGAACTGGTACCCGTCACAGCTAACTCATTCAGCATCCCACGCAGGATGCCACGCACACCAGATGGACTGATGGCAAGTGGCGTAGGAATGACACCACCAAGCGATCCGAGCGTACCCTCGTCACTCAGTCGTGGACTAAAGATCAGCCCGAAGATGCGCGTGGCATCCTGCTGTGCCAGCGTGTCGGTGTCTCCCGTGCCCGTGGTGTTCCAGAAGTAACTACGCTCAGCCATTTATAGTCCTGTGTATCGCTCGTTGTACTGCACGATGATCTTGGTCACGCTCGATCCACCAGAACCGTTCACCGTCAGCGTGTTGACTCCACCTGGTGCATCCGGTGCAGGCGCAATTTTAAACGTGGCCAGGTCGCTGCTACTGCTCAGTTTGTCGATGTGGCTGGTTCCTGTTTGATCCGTCACCGTCTTGTAGCCATAGCGCGTGTCGATGGTAATCGTCGTGCCTGATGTAATCGTCCAGCCAGTGAAGTCTAGCGTCTCGCTCGTAGTCGTGTTGGCAATCATCGGACTGGTAATCGGCCCAATGATGGTAATGATCGGGTAACTCTCCCAGTCGCCATTGTTCGTCACGGCCAGCGTACTGCTCAGCGTGGTGGTACCGATGCCCCACGGAATAGCCCACGGAATACCCCACGTGTGGACGCCTGTCGGAAGCGCAAACGCGATGGTCGTTCCGACTGGATTGTACCACACGGGATCAGCCGCACGCAGTTGAATAGCAGCTCGGTGCATTGTGCCAAATCGATCAACGCTATTGAAATCGAGCCCACCAGCGTAGGCAACATCGATCTGACGCACTTCGCCCGTTGGTAGCGTGTAGCGGAGCGAGAGCGGTACGCCCGATGGCTTGAGTATGCGCTGAAGCGAACGGCGCAATGACCAATAGTCATTCAGGTCGTCCATGCCATCAGCCAGCAGTACGAGCGAGATGGTACGCGCATCGAGCCGGTACCCAACATCGGTATCGCCATGCTGCTGTGGCCCGCGCTCCACCAGGCGACGAACCGGAGGTAACCCAACGCCACTCTCACCGAGACGCATCACGCCCTGCGTGATAAACGTGCTTAGGCTAAACGTCTCGCTATTGCGGATCAACTCGATGGTTGGATCGATCGTCGTCATACGGTGCTCTGGATCAGTTGCAGCAGGCGAATGTCGTCACGAAGCGAACGCTCTGGCTGATACCCATACTGTGCCGTTACATTATACGTCGTCGTAGCGCTCGCTGAACTCATCATCATCGACGATGGTGCTGCCGCGTCCACCATCCCCATGCCCTGCATCGATGTACCACGTGGCTGACCACCAGTGAACCACGTGCGAGCCCACTGCGTGAAGAGATCAATCAACCACTGACCAATGCTGTCCCATGAAAAACTACTTTTGATGCGGTCGATCATGGCCGCGGCAAACTTCCAGATCGCGTCACCTAAGCCACCGCCAAACGTGGCACCAGTGAGACTATTCCATCCACTGACAATAGCGTTCCAGATGCGATGGTAAAATCCGTAGGTTGAATTATCTCCGACAAACTGATCGCGTAGGGTATCGATGGTTCTCGCTATAAAATTGCGCAGCGTGTCAAACAAACTACCACTGCCTGTTACGTTTTCGACCAGTTTTGTCCATGCTGACCAAATGGCGTTCCACATGTTCTGATAAAACCCAGTGCTTGTTGCCGTGAATGTTTTGATGATCTCGGTAATCGTGTTCTGCGCAAAATCCTGGATACGACTGAGCAACGCACCAGCGCCAACATTATCTCTCAGCGTTGTCCATGCTGCAGTAATACCGTTCCACATGTTCTGGTAAAACCCAGTGTTTGTTGCCGTGAATGTTTTGATGATCTCGCTGATCATGTTCTGCGCGAACGACTGAATGTTTTCAAGCAGCGATCCAGTGATGTTCCTGAGTGAATCAAATGTATCGTTGAACAGGTTGAACAGTTTGCTGAATAGCGAATCCCCGGACGACAATCCAGTGAGCGCCGAGCCGATCTTATCCACCAGATTGCGTGCAAGATTCGCTAACGTATTTCCTAGTCCGTTGTTGGCAATATCTGTCCGTACCTGGTCGAGTGAGTTGCCCACAAACGAGAAGAACCGGCCTGCCAGGCTATCGGTGCCCGTCAAACCCTGCCACGCCTGCTGAACGCCATTGACAACGCCTACGCCAATCGCCTTTGCGTTATCGAAAATCTGACTGGCCAGCGTTCCACCTGCCGACAGGGCGTCACGCATCGCTCCGAACTGATCGAGTACATTGTTCTTGGCTGTAGTTATGCTATTGGTAATGCTGTTGCTGATGTTTGTCCATGCCGTGGAAATGCTGCCCCACAGTCCTGATGTATTGCTTAGTCCAACGATTGTTTCAATCGTTGTCTTGATGCCGTTCCAAATGTTCGCAATAGACGTTTGTAAACCGGTAATCGTCGTCTCAACATTCGTACGTATTCCCGTCCAGGTGTTCTCAACGTTCGTGCGCAGCGTCGTGACTGCGTTCGTCACTGACGTGGTCATGGTGTTCCAGCCGTTGACCACGGTTTCGACGATGCCAGGCACGGTCTCGTTGAAGAACTTCGAGACAGCCGTGAGCACGTTGCTCGTCACGTCACGGATGCCAAACAGGTTCTCCTCCCACG